GTAAAATTTGCAGCTTTAAAGGTAACAAAAAATCCAACTTAGATTTGCATTTATTGACAAAAAAACACCTAAAAAAGGCCGAAAATGAAACACAAAAAAAGGGCAATGAAACAAAAAAAAATGCCGGTCCACTACATTATGTATGTGAAAATTGTGAATATTGTTTTAATAGTCGCACTACACTATGGAGACACCGGAAAAAATGTGATAATGGAGGCAAAAAAAAGCAATCTAACTCAAAAGTTGTATTTTGTTGTGAAAAATGCGATTTAACATTTAATAGTAAGTTAAATTTAATCCGACACAAAAAAAAATGTAATAAATCTAATGAAAATTTGACTCAAATTATTCAAGAAAATCTCAACGTAGATAAATCTACTAGCTCGGACCAATTATTAACATTATTGCCCAAACTCACGGAGGCTATTATAAAAATGGCAGAAAGACCTACTCATGTTAATAACAATTGCAATAACAAAATGACTATTAATATGTATCTGAATGAGGAATGTAAAAATGCTATGAACCTCACTGATTTTATTAATCAGATGAAGGTCTCATTGGAAGACCTTATGTACACGCAACAACATGGGTACGTAAAAGGGATAAGTAATATATTTGTTAAACAATTGCAAGACATGGACCCGAAAGATCGACCGATTCACTGCAGCGATAAAAAACGGATGCAATTTTACGTCAAAGAAGAGGACAAGTGGGAAAAGGACAATCAACATTGCAAGTTTGACAAATCTATAGCTAAAATTACTCATAAACAAATATTAAAAATAAGAGATTGGGAAGATAAACATCCCGATTTCTTAGAAGATGACAAGTTAATCCATGTCTGGCAAAAAATGTGCTCCGAAACAATGGGTGGTGCGCAGGACGCGGAGAGAAACAAAAACTGTATTAATATCAAAAAAGAGGTATCGAATGTTATTGATGTAAAAGAGGCGATGAAAGATTAATTATTTAATCTTTCGAGTTCTTCGACAAGTTTTTTTACGACCTCGTTTATGGATTGTTTTCTTTTTTCGGCGAGTTTTTTTCTTTTTGTTTGATTTTCTACTTTTTCTTTTTCTCCCACCCCTCCTTGATTTCAATTTGGCACTGTTTATAGCGGCATCCAATTTTCCTAGTTTTTGTGATCGAGAGGTTATTTGATCAGGGTCACTTATATCAGGAGATTTACTCTCTCCTTGGGGGGCACCAGGACAAATAGTAATGCCCAATAAGGATTGTGAATCATTGATCTCCTTCGCCCCGAATGCTATTTTCGCTCCAGGCCTACTGAGAGGAGTTAAATATTGCGACCTGATGCTTAAAGGGATGATAGTTGGATATATACCTTTCACTACCTTTCTCCAATCCGCCTTTTCTGCATTAAAAAGCATCAACAGGTCTATACCAACACCATCGCACTGACCATATTTTGCAATTATCGTTCCTTTTCCACCATTGGTAGGTTGTCTTGGAGCCGCAGGGGTTGTTACACAAGTACAGTCCTGTATTAGTTGTGCGACATTCCCTATTATTAATTGCTGATCAGCTGAAAGATTGTCAACTGGAGGAAGGCGAGGAGCTGGATTAGTTTTGTCTTCGGTATATTTGGAGAGATTATGTGTAAATCGCTCGACAATATTGCGTTTATTTTTCTCAACCCCAATAATATTGACAGAACATAATATAATATAATTAAATTTTCCTCGTGCGCATGAATTGCTGGCTTTTCTAATGATATTTTTTATTGTCTCAAATGATTTTCCAGTTGATTCATATATTATATTTCTGCCCTCATTTATAGCTCTAACTAGTCCTCTATAAACCACTATATCAGCATTAAACACGCTTTCTGGATGTGCATGTTTTGGGAGATTTGGCGTAATATATTTATCAAATTCGTGGTCGTGCATGGTTTGTGTAAATTTATTATCACGCCACTTGATTTTTCTCTCTTCTTTAGACAGTCCCGGCAACATTTTCACCTTTGATAAGGAGTTTCTTTTTGTGTCAGAGCCAAAACCATAGTCTCTTCTTATCTTAGTATCAGTTTCTTTCTGTCCCCTTCTGAATCTATTATAGCAAACACCCATATCTTTTGTACCGGATAAGGGGTCAGTCCCTGCATCTCGCCATTTAACAATTGCTTCATTGACACATGTTTTATAATCGGGATTTTGCGTTACAATTTCGTCGTGCGACACATTCAACCAGGCATTTCCAAATGTATTCTTTGCACTGCGAATATTTTGTGGATTGAGCATCTTCGCATACCCTTTCATATAGTTAATGGTGCCTGTTTTTCCAGAACCGGTATTTCCTAGTGCCAATATAATAAATCTATATTTGGATTTGTCAACCTTCCCCCACTGACAATTTATTTTAGACCTGTCACCTTTTGGAATTGTAAAAATGTTACTCATTATATATTAATATATAATGGGATTAAAATATCTACATGTTCAAACTCACCGTGTTTCTCTCGGAACGCGGTTTTCTTTTTGATTTCCTGGGAACATCTAAACTAGAGGAGTTCAAGTCTTTAAGATCTTCTACGCTAATGGTACTCTTATTATCTGGTTTCTGAATATTAACGCGCTTGGTTTTCAGTCCTGATAAAATATCATTAATATCTCCAGGTCCCTTCATATCCGGTCTAGGTCTTCGAGAAGATTGACGAGCGGCAATTGGTTCGAATTTTTCTTCCATATTAATAGCATCGTCAAAATGCGCCACTCCTCGAGCCATTCCGACATCAGGTCTTCCTCTACCCATATTGGTTGGTATTCGTGGAGGACTGCGTCTCATTTCTTGTGATGGACCTGGTGGACCAGAAGCCGGTGCTTGCATAGAAGGGTTGTTTCCCATAACACCAGACATAAATCCTCCAAATCCGGGGTTTTCATTGCTCATACTGCTTACGGCGGCCTGCGTGAACTGCTGCATTAATTCTGGATTCTGTCTCATAATATCGTCCATTCCAGGCATTGACGACTTAAACATGGTATTTGTCATGTGTAACATGGCAGCACTGCCACCCAACATAAACAACAGTTTTAGTTCTGGAGCCATCTTGGTTTTTCCTCCGTATTTTTCATGGAGTTCACCAAATATATCATCATAATCGTCCATGTTTTCGCTGACGGACTCTCCCCACCCATCGAGTTTGACGTCGAATGGGTCGAACTTTGCATTCAGAAATTCAATTGCGGACACAGCAGCCATCAGCATTTTTCCTTGGAATTTCACAGAGTTACCCTTTTCCTTTTCAGACTTAATCATTTCGTATTCACCCTTCATCTCAGCCAAGGGACTATCCATGTTGTATTTCTTTGTGAGTTGAATGCCCTTCTTTTCCAAGGCTTCTAATTTTCTTAATATTTGCAGCTTCTCTTTTAAAATTTGGTCGTTCGACAATTGTGGTTGCAGAGGAACGGCCTTTGTTGGATCCACGGGAATTTCATTGAATTTTTTAAAGCCGTCCCAGGTATTTTCTTTTTTTTCATTTTCAGCTGTAACTTGTCCTAAAGAGGAAGTATTCCTTATATTAACCGATGGAGGGTTTGGAGGGTCTGATATATTTAAGGTAATTCCTGGCGTAGACAAAGGTACAGCATTGTACATTGCCGAGGTGGCATCCTTTCTATTAATAGAGGGTGTCGGTTTGTTGTTTAAATTAATATTTGCATCCAAAGATTCTAAATCTGATAGCTTAATATCCGATTTAGGCGAGGAAGAACGCCGCTTATCATTCATCAACATTTCAATACCAGGACCAAAATTCACGCTTTTTTTTTGAACAGTAGCGTCCAATTGCGGAAGATTGTTTAATTTAATAGTGCCAGTATCACCAATTCCCATTGTTGATAGTTGCGGTTCTGCAGGCGTAATATTAATAACTTCACTCATTATGATTAAACTAGATCATTTAATTTTAAGTAAGACGCAATTAATAACTTTAATTGTCAGATAATTTATATTTAATATACCAAATGCCTTGCAAAAAAGAATCTGCTAAATCATCTTTCTTTTTATGATCTAAAAATATTGGCAACCAGTCATCCAACTTGAGGATTTCTTGCAATATTCCCTGAGTGACCTGGATACCCAGTTTTTTTCTTTCGCTGTATTTTGTTTTCTTTTTTGTTAGGTAGTCCTTTAATTTATTGGCAGCAGAGATTTCTTCAATGATTGGGCAATTTTTCTCGATAAAGTGTTGCATAATCATCCCCTGCAGAGTTTTCATTCGCAAAGCCAAAGGACCAATTTGATTTTCGACGATTACTCTGTCAAGGACAACTCCCTCAAGGAGAGTTTCGAATCCAGACTTCATTCGTTGCCCATAGGTGACCATGTTTATATCGGCGGTTCTTACTGTTGGTACAAAAGACAAATATTTATCAGCAAGTTCCTTAAATATAATTTCTTGGTATGTCACTTTCAAAATTTTCTTTTTATTACATCCCTCGACAATCCCATATTTCGTGCACAGATTTTTAAGCACTACCAATTTGGCTTTTTTAATGTACGATTCTTTGAGTTCATTGTTGGGGATCTTCAACGGTTGTTTTTTGGAATGTATTTTACAAAAATATTCAGAACCATTGTGATATCTGGCATTCTTATCACAAGGCTTGTTTTTATTCGTTATACCACAGCACTTATGGTGTTGCTCGCGGCACAAATCTAAAACTCCCCACTTATTAATACTATACTCTTTATTGTCGGTTACAGTAAAAAGACAATATGCTAAACACTTCATTCCAACATCAATACTTAATATATTCATATATACATCAACTATACATTGTTTTAAATACTATTGTTAAAAAGTGTAGTATTTAATTAAAGTTTGGCAGGTTAAGCATTTGCGTTTGCGTCATAATCGGGGCAACCAATCGTGATTGGAGTGCTTGCGATGACACATACAAATTTTTCAAGTCGGAATTTTGGTAGCCGAATGGTTGTGTTTTATCACTGCAAGATTTAAATATGTATTTAGTTGGACATTTGATAGCGTTTCTATCATTAAAGTTTTCCCAGCTGGCACAGCAATTACCCAATGCTCCAATCTGATTCTTTTCTATAATAGAATCAGCATTACTGATTAGATATTGTCGATAATTGTAATTATTACTGATTCCTGCCTGTTTTTTCAACTCATTATTGATGGCACAAGCAGGTTCCCAATTAGTAGCCCATTGTCCGTCACTCATCAATGCTGGAGCCCCAGCATGAATATTATTTGATCCTTTATAGCATGTACCCCAACTCATTTTATAATACAACTATATTTTTTTCTACTGACTTGCTAATAACTCAACCAATTTATTTTTGCGAAGTGCTTTGTAATTTGTAAATCCTCTCTGTTCGGCCAGTGCTTTTAATTCTTTGACTGAGTGTTCTACCAATGGTTTTTCCGTATCCTTATCTGATACTGTTTCCAGAATCATCTCCTCCACAGTTTCGGCGACACCTTCCTCTGGAGGAGACTTAACAACAGTTATTTCATCATTGTTTATTTCCATCAGAACAATACTCGCATCTTCTTCAATATCGCTTATTTCATCTAAATCATCGGCCATTTGAAATGGCTCAATTTCTGCACCAGATAAACTAATGGATTTAATATTGTCCACAGATACGGTTTCAGTAATATCCAATGTGTTTTCGTCTTCATTGTCAGAGACCTCCTCACTGTCAGAATATTCCTCGTCGTCGTCAGAGACACTAATTAAATCTTGTCCTCCTCCAGAATGAATGGGTGCCGCCTCACTAATATTCTGTGGTGGTGGACCACGCATGTTTTTATTTTGCTCGTATTCTTGGATTAATTGGAACATTAAATCTACCTTTTGCTCCATTCTGCTAATTCTGTTTCTAAAATATAAAAATAAAATGACGCATGCTAAACAAGTCACTCCTAAACTAATCAAAAAAAGTCTTGTCATTGTTTATTTTCTTCTATTTTTTTATTTTGTCAAAATAAACGAAAGTTATAATTTATTCATTATTTTATGAGCCTCGACAAGTATTTTTTCTGGATAACCCAGTTGTTTTAATACCATTATACCTCCTTTTATTTTGGAGATTCCCTTTATCATTTTGTATGAGTAATTGGGAACATAATCTACCATGGTAGTTTCCATATTAAAATTACCAATATTTTTATGATTTCTAAATAATTTACATAATCGAATGTAATGTGTGGTCAGCATAAATCTTATGTTACGATTTTTGGATATAAAATCTAAATATGCAAATGCTGTAGCCACGGCTTCGTATGGATTGGTTCCTGAATACAGCTCATCGAAAATACAGAAGTGTCTCTTGTTTTTATTTTCCTCTATAAATGTTAAAATTTTCTTGCATCTTCTCGCTTCCGCTTGAAATAAACTATCCCTTGCGTTGGTGTCTGGAATATTCAAATAACAGTGTATGAAATGAAATGGGGTAATATAACCCCCACTGTGAAATCCGAACCCGATCTGCTGTGCCAGAAGTACATTCACGACAGTTGTTTTCAGCAATGTTGTTTTTCCGGCGGCATTTGGACCGGTTATAATTTTATTGTCGCTCATATCGATAGTATTGGTTTTAATATTGTCGGAGATGCACGGATGATAGGCATTCTTAATAAATAATTTTGTAGATTTACTGTTTTTAATTTTTATTTTACTGATTTTTTTTGATTTAATATTGGCATTGAGACCACATGCAGTTTCAATATAACCATTGAAGCCAAAGGTAAACAATAACAGTTTCTGTACTTCCGGACATGTTTGGAGAACATAAAATTCTTTCATAATCTTCCCCATCGATATAATTTTTTTTGGATTCAATGAAGTCAAAGGAATACTGTTAATGATGTCTGATAATTTTTCCACCTTTTCTAAATTGGTACTGATATATTTTTTGTAATCGGTATAGGATTTCAATGGATCGATCAATGTTAGGTAGGTTTTCATCTGCTGCTTAGTGTGGTCTAAATAGTGCCTAAAGGTGTCAAAGGTTTTCTTAATTTGCGTAGTATTTAAATAAAAATGATAACATGCTAAACCATTTTGATAAATTTGATACACATACATACCACAGCACATCATCAGATAGACCCGTTGACCCCATGACAAGGAGTCAAACCGTGTAAACAATTGTCCCATACTGTGTTTATCTAGCTGTTGCAGTAATACCTTTACATATTCGTCAATGCTGATTGGGCGTTTTAAAACTCGAAGAATTAAAAACGGGATAATTAATAAGATGACGGGTGCCAACAAACTCAAGAGAGGAGATATAGTTTGATAAAATGTCATAATGGAGAGAAAAGTTTCGGACTTATTTAAAAATTCCAGTTGTTCCCATTCTATATATTGGAATTTCTCGATAAAGTTATCCATATCTTTAATATCTGTCCATTTTTCCCAGCATTCCATAGTTACCGGCGATGGTGATAATTTGGTGTTGCCAATCGATTTATACAATTGTTGTGAATCTTTTAAAAATGTGGTGTCTGTGGTGTAATGTTTGCTCCATTTGTCCAACATTTCGTGTCCTATTTTAGAGGTGGGTTTAAATGTGGTTTCGTAGATTGATTTCTTTTTATCGGTTTGCTTCAATAATTCTAAATCTTCGTACAAGTTTTGGAAAATTTCACGCTTGTTTTTATCAAGCTCTATTGGAAATAAAAAATGTTTGGTTATTTTTTTTATTAGCATTAAATGAATTAGAGAAAATTAGTAACAGTCTCAGACGAGTTTACATACTGTTTAAGTGCTTTGACCAATCTCCAGGCATTTCCTCAATCTGAGTATTGTAATACTCCTCAAAGTGTTTTAGTTTAGCTCCATCGTGTCTAGTAACAAAGTTAATGGCAATTCCTTTTCTTCCCCATCTTCCAGAACGGCCGATACGGTGCAGATAGGTATGCTCACATTTTGGAACATCAAAGTTAATTACAATACTTACTTGCTGCACATCAATTCCTCTCGCAAATAAATCGGAGGTAATTAGAACCCGGCAACCACCGGATTTAAAATCTTCATGAACGGATTTTCTTTCAGATTCTTCCATTTTCCCGTGAATTTTCTTAACTGGGAATTCGTCTTGTACCATGGCTTCCTCTAAATCATCAACTCTACGCGTGGAGTTGCAGTAAATAATGGCCTGTGAAATAGTTAATCCCTCGAACAAGTCCTTTACAGTATTATATTTATGTTCATCACTGTCTAATTTGATGTAATATTGTGCGATACCCTGCAATGTCAGTTGCTCCGCTTTCACCAGAATTTTAATAGGGTTTCTCATAAATTTAGCGGTCAGTTGGTCCAGAGACTCTGGTACAGTTGCACTAAATAAACCAATTTGGACATCATTGTTCATAAATTGGAAGATTTTGTAAATTTGGTCTTTAAATCCCTGGGAGAGCATCTCATCTGCCTCGTCCAGAATGACCAGGCCGATTTTATCAGTTTTTAAATATTTACGCCGGATCATATCATGAACTCTGCCTGGAGTACCCACCACAATATGTGGCGGGTCATTATCTAGTTTGGCTCGGTCTCCGTCTACTGAGGTGCCGCCAACCAATAGTTGAACCTTTACTTTTTCAAATCTTCCTATATCTGTAATAACTCCTTTAATCTGATTAGCTAACTCGTGGGTTGGTGCTAAAATCAAAGCTTGAGTTTGCTGAATATCATGGTTAATAATTTGAAGGGCGCCAATACCAAAGCAGGCTGTCTTACCAGTACCTGATTGAGCTTGTGCGATAATATCTCGTCTTTTGCCTTTGCATCCTGGCTGAACTAACGGGATTAACCCCTTTTTCTGAATTGGACTAGGCTTTTCAAATCCAAAGGCATAAATTCCTCTGAGTAAAGCTGGTCTTAAATCTAGAGTGGTGTCGTCCCATTCTGCAATTTCGGTATTTTTAGTTTGTGTGGTGGTCTTTTCTTCGGACATCTGTATATGTGTTGTATTATGCTTTTAAGCTGGTTGCATTACATGTTTTCAATTTTAATATTATAATAAAATTGATATAAATGAAATCCATTAAATTAACTGTATACAAAACATGGCACTCATTCTAGCCGATCATCAATACGAATTAGGATATTTCCCAGATCATAAACTGCTTGATATCAATAAATTCTTAACTGCCGATGCTATTAAAATAATTAATAAACTTTCATCATTGGTTGGGGCACCAACATATCAAAAAACACCGGTATTTGTACAGAACAGGTCCAGGAACCGAGCACCTCATCGACAAAAAGTTATATCTGCTGCAGATTGGACAGAAATCAGAAATTTCAAGTCTACTGAGCTGATAAAAAGAGAGGAGGGAGTCGACAAAGACATTGATGAATTGCGAGGATTGTTGAATAAACTTACCAGTAGTAACTATGATGATATGGAGAAAAATATTGTTAAATCATTGACAGCCATCATTGAAAAAGATTGTAAAGAGGCGGACTTGGAAAAAATCGGCGCAGCCATCTTTGAAATTGGCAGTATTAACAAATTTTGGTCAGCGCTGTTTGCAAAATTGTACCAAACTATTTTATCCACATTTCCTTCAATGAATGGTGTATATGAAAAGAATTTCACAAATTTTATGTCATTGTTTAACGAAATTCGCTATGTGAGTGCAGAAGAGAATTATGATGAATTTTGTCGAGTTAATAAAGAAAATGAGAAGCGTCGATCGATGGGAAGTTTCTTTGTACACTTGATGAACAATGATGTTATTAGTGAAGTGGCCATATTTGACCTCATCGGCAAGTTGAAAAATAAAATGACCGTATTAATGGACACTGAGGACAAAAAGAAAGAGGTGGCTGAGTTTGCCGAAAATATTGTCATATTGATTAATGGTGGGAAAAATAAGTTGGAATCCTCGACAGTGGAGGCAGAATTCGGCTGGGAACATTGTCTTAAATTTATCGAAGACATGACAAAAAGTAAGGTCGCCAATCACTTGAGTCTGAGTAATAAGGTTGTATTTAAATTTATGGATTTGGAAGAGGAACTATAATATATGCACTTGATCGTCTAGAAAATTTTTTCATTGGAAGATCTATATTTTAAGTAATATAAATATAAGAATTTACTATATTTATATGACGCAAAACAAATGTCCCAATTTGAGTTATTCATTGCAAGAGGGTAATAAAATAAATAATACTGTATCATACGAGGATTTACTACAAGAAGTGAATACATTAGAAGAAGTTGTATCTGATGTAGAACAGCGTATTTACGACGGCAGTATGTTAGGAATGGATGATTATTTAGCATCTGAATTGGATTATCAGACAAATTATATTAAAAAAGAGTTGGATAGAATTGCTGATTATTATGAAATTTCTAAAAGAAAAAAAAAGAAAGCTGAGTTAATCGAAACAATTGTTCTATTTGAAAAAGAACCAATCAATATACAGAAAGTGTACCAGCGAAAAAAAATGTGGAAATATATAGAAGAAATTAAAAATGATAAGTATTTAAGACAATTTTTAATATTAGATTAAAATATATGGTTGTCTCGCAAATTGATAAAAGTATTGATTATCCACCAGTGAAATTTGTCGATCCTGAAGATTTGGAGTACGATGCCCAATTGTACCAAATAGAATTATTCCCAGAGATGGAAATAATTATTGCTCTGGGGAAGGTTAAATATACATTTATTGAGAAGAATATATTATACATTCCAGTATATTTAACAATAGAGAACGAGGTTTTATTGCAAATAGGAATATACGAATTTCCGGCAAATATCTATACTTCCCTTCTTGATGAGGACAACGATTTTGATATTAGTTTATTAGAGAATCCGTTGCCACTTTTATATAAATTTGTAACCCAGCCTTTCATTAGGAAAGAATTAAAGCAACAAAAAACAAAGACCACACCTGCTGTATCGGCTCCTGCTGTATCGGCTCCTGCTAAGGTTGAACCTAAAAAAACACCTACATTAGGCGATACAACTAAATTACCTTTAGACAGTCGAGTTCCGAACACTCAAACAATAATAGAGGAGATATTTGAAGAGGACGACGATGAAAAGCCGACGATTTCAGATGAAGTTATCGAAGAAGAAAGCAAGCAAGCTGAAAATTTTAAGGACCATTCCGGTCATAACTGGATTGAAAAATTCATGAAAAATGAAAATTACGGAATAATAGATAATGAAGGAAATGGTGATTGTTTATTTGCCACAATTAGGGATGCTTATTCTGGTGCGGGGAAAAAGGTTACTGTTAATAATTTAAGGACAATTGCCAGCAATGCTGCTACCCCAGTGGTCTTTGCCAATTTCAAAGAGCAATATGATATGTACGATACTGAAGTAAAATCACTGGGTAAAAAATTGGCGGAACTACAAAAGAAAAATAAAGACCTCAAGGAACGGTATGGTAAGACCAAGGATAGAGATGAACAGAAAAAATTAGTAAACCAATCCAAACCTATCATAGCGGAATTTAAACGGGCAAAAAGGGAAAAGAAATCTGCCTCCGAATTATTGCATGAGTATCGTTGGATGCGAGGAATTGATACTCTTGAAAAATTACAATCCAAAATGCGTACATGTAAATTCTGGGCCGAATCATGGACAATTCAAACCCTGGAGTTGGTATTAAATGTGAAATTAATTATACTCTCCAGTTTTAATTACGACAACGGGGATTACGATAATGTGTTACAGTGTGGAGATATGGTACCCGACAGTATTGTAAAAAAGGGGGTATTTAAACCTAAGTATTATATTATATTGGATTATACAGGTACACATTATAAATTGGTTACCTATAAGCGTAAGAACATTTTTAAATTTGACGATATACCAGTTCAAATTAAAAAATTGATGGTGGATAAATGCATGGAATCCAAAGGAAGAAATATGTATATTTATATACCAAAATTTAAACTTATACAAATGAGATTGAAAGATGACCCAACAAGTTCTCTGTCTCCAGGAGATGATGCTGGACCGGAAGATCAGGGAGATCCAATCGAAGAACCCGGTGATGAGGGTGACAAGTTTAAAAAAAATACCACCTTCGATGATTCTACAGTACTACAATTCTACTCTAAATCAGCGGATAAGCCGCTTCCTGGTAAGGGCGCTGGAGAAATAATAGAACCTCGCAATATTAAAAATTTCGCAGAATTAGCATCTATGGTTGGTTGGAGAAAGGTATTGTCAAACTTCTTTATGGGACCGTTTAAATTGGACAACAGAACATGGAATAGTGTCGAGCATTATTATCATGCTAATAAATTCAAAAATGGTAATCCCGCCTTTTATCAGCAGTTCTCAGTCGAATCTGGTTCTGATATTTCAAAAGATCCTGCATTTGCAAAATCTGCCGGAGGAAAATCTGGCGTGTCTAAGAAAAGAGGTTGGAAAAGACCAAAAGATGTAGTAATAGATGAAGACTTCTTCTCCAGTGGTAGAAATGAAAAAGCCATGGAAGCTGGTCAAGCTGCAAAATACACACAAAATGAGTTGGCTAGGGCAGTCCTGATCGCTACAAGAGACGCCAAGTTGCAACATCATTCAAGAGGTCAACCTCCTATTGTATTTTATGACAGTATGAGAATTAGAGAACAATTAAAAAAATAAATATATACCTATATAAATGAGCACAACTCCAAATATTAACGAAATACTCGAGAATTTAAAACAAATTATAAAAGCAAAAATAAAAAAGAAAAAAGAGTTTCCGCTTCTGGGAGAGGATGCTAGTGATACAGATATCAAACAATGGACGGAGAGCATTAAAGAGTTAAACAAAGTAACTGAGATATTTAAACAACTCAAGAAAGGTGGAAGAAAAAAACGCGGAAGGAACACTCGCGGAAGGAACACTCGCGGAAGGAACACTCGCGGAAGAAAAAAACACAAGATAAAAAAACGAGGAAGAAAAACACGAAAAAAATAATTATAATTTAAATGATTTAAAAATTATAATTTATGTACTATAATGCCTTCACTTGATTATATAACTTCGAATTTTAATAATATGGACAGCAGAGAAATTTCTGGGATGCAAGCCCGAGTTATTTATTGTAATGTATTTTGTTCTTTTATGAATTTTATCATTATGTTAATTGTGGCTATACAACTAGGGCCAGTTATTCAAGATGCCGGAATTTTAATAAAAGATGCGTCCATTAGTCTGAAGGATTTTAGTGTAATGCTTCCAGAAGTAAATGGTCTTATTCCAGAAGCTCGAAATACAACCAGGATTTTAGGCAAGTTGATTCCTGCTATAAATAAAGGTATGTATGAACTCAATCAACTATGTATTGAAAGTCATGGTTGTAATTAACCGTTAGGTCCAGGTAATAAAATATCTTTTTTTATTCTGTCATTCTTACACCATCTACAACAAATGGGAGTCCAAGCTAATACACCCAGAAATAGACCACATAAGGTAATGTATACTATAGTTTCAGTATTCATTTTGTTATTATAACGACATGAATTTTTAAATCAATTAGAAATACAATGTTTTCCCAACAATGCTTTCAAGTGTGTTACAAATATTGCTTATACTGTTAATAATATGCAGACTAAATTCTGAAATTTTTATATTTTGCATGAGTTTATCCTGAAATATAAACTCTTTGTTTTTGTCTGTGAATTTTCCCAGTGTTATTAATATTTCTTTTACTAACATTTGGCAGTTATTTCTACTTATTTGCCAATTAAAAAATATATTATCACCAATTCTATTCCTGGTTTCGCCTAGAATTGTCCTCAAGGTATATTTATTTTTACCCAATGAAATCTTTCGTCTCTCCTGTGTATCTGAAACTCTGAAATTCACTGCAAATTTAATACAATTGTTTTTCTCAATTAAAATATTCTTGCGGGTCTTATCTGGTAACTCGATCTCAATAATAATAGAGGTGTGATGTGGCAAAAAATCGCCCTTATTTGCGGATTCAATATATTTTTTCATCTCTCGATCAAATTTATACAGTGTTATAATATTTATTAATGTTCTATTAAATTTGGTTATGGGTTGCCTTACTAAATATATTCGTTTTATAGAATGGTTCCCATATTGTTCTAATATATCACAACAATCGGTATTGTATTCGTTAAAATAAAAATAGTCTTTATCAATATTCATTTTGAACCATTTAAATATATAATAACTACAGACTAACCACAATATGAAAATGATGAACGATGATATGATTACACCAATAATGAGGTACTTCCAATAAGAAAAGGAAACATCAACGTTAAACAAGTTGATATACATGGGTTGTATAACTGTTGTGAAAAAAAAATCGTTAAAATAACGATGTTTTTTTATACCGATGTTACGGAAATATAAAATTCACTGTTTCTAACAGATTGATTAGTTTTTTGACTTGTACATTTTTGTTTCTAATTAGAGTGTATGGAACATCTTCAAAGGGATTGTGTGTCTGAAATGTGTACATATCATATATCTCTTGTCTCTTATGGTATTCTTGTAGTGTTATATATCTTTTTTGCAGCAACCAGTCGAGAAAACCCACACATGCAGTTTTTTTGTATTGTTTAAACAGATCGTAGTAGTAAAATATATTCTCTTTGCTCTCAATATAATCATTTCCTGCACAAACACATAGCTCTTGGAAATCTTGAAGGGTCATGTTAAGATTATTGCGAATGGACACCATATTATACACAACGACTGTATGTTTAATTAAGCTAAAATATCGAAGAACACGATTACATCCATACGCCATAATATCAGTATCCTCTGTGAGACATGCGTATACCTCTTTTTTAAGTGCTCCACATAATTCATCCGCTTCACGCTTGGCAGACACATAGGTCATTCCATATGAATCAAGTAGAGTTTTAACAATGGCCACATCTCCCTTTGTAACAACAACAAATTTTTTACGCAGTTGATCCATTTGGAGTTCTATTTTTCTTTTTTCATATCCATTATATTTATGAAGTTGTACACTTAGATTATCAAAATTATCCTTGGCTTTTTTTCTAGCATCTTTTCTTTTTCTCATTGTTTTAGATTTATTTTTAAGGTATTTGCCGTCAAATATAAATAGGACATCTATATTGTAAAATCGGAAGATAGAACACATCAGGTATATATTTTCTAACAAATTGCCAGTTTCTTTGAATCGATATAAGTATATACTTATGTCTATTGTGAGTTTCTTTCCTGAAAATTCTCTGAGATGTTTTTCTTGGATGCTATCACAGTCATTTCTTGAAGATATAAAAGTTTGTAGTAAGTGGACACCCATAGTTATTGTCATGTAATAATAGCACTGTTAGTTCAATCAATTTAATCCATCTCCATCAGACTCATACGCAAGGTTTTAGTTAAGGTGTTATATTTTGGGTTAATACATTTTCCCTTTTGTTTTTTAAGAAATGTCTTCATTTTTTCTATGTCACTCAATAAGTCTTTGTTTTTGTATTTGGATGTGATAAATTGTATAAATGAATCTAGGTTATTGCTACTGTTTTTGAATACAAACATATTGTCGTTATGATGTTTGCACCAAATCATAAAATCCACATTGTTATAGAGCAACACAGTTTTAATGATGTAATATGCAAATACATTGGTTTTTTCTTTGAATAAGTATTGTCTTACTCCATTGCTAACAGTGTCGTTATTGTACAGGTTCGTATAAGATACACCCATAAAATCCAGTACTTTCACCATTTGAAACAGAGAGAATATCTGTTCTGATCGAAGACAGAACTCGCTATACAAATAAAATTCTTCTTCGTCGTGTGTATCTGTTAAAAGAAAAGCGGATATTAAACAATTAATAGAAGATGCCCAAAATTCAGAATATGCCTCAAATAAGTTAAATTCACTTTTAATTGGAAATATTTTTGATATCTTTTTGTTAAATCGACCTAGTTGCATTGATGAGAAGTCCAAACCGAGAGTGTGGAAGGTTTCGTGTATAAAAACTTTGAAAAATTCCTCCTCTCTGTAAATAATAATTTCGCCGTGAGGAACGCATGATGTGGTAACTGCACTATTGCAGTGATCTTGTGAAAGTATTGTAAATTGGTTTCCAGGTAGTTTCTTTTTGAAATGGGTTAAAAAACAATAAATTTTGAGTGTTTTGGAGCATTTTTCGGGAGCATATTTAAATGCTACTTTCAACCATATTATCATTTTTTTAATATATTTATGAAATTTTTCGAGAGATTTAAAATCTTTGTTGATAAAAATACCAAAATATATTTCCACCTTTCTATCTCCAATATCACAAGTATAAATAATATATCCTTTTAGATTGTCGAGAATGTAACTGCAGGTGAATTTGGGCATGTACTTGCTTTCGTTTAAAAGCCACGGTGGTACTAACTGTTTTGAAGATTCATTCTCACCTTTCAAATACGACTTGACCTTGGT